CTGAAGAAGATTATCAAGATAATGAAGAAGATAACGAAGAACCTACCAATGCTAAAGATGGTAAAAGCGCTCTTCAAGGTAAAAATAACAAAGTGAATGGTCGTCCACAACCTAAAGGTGGCTCGACTAAAGTCGTAGGCACTACCGACAAAGTAGGCAACGATGGTGATCACGGACATGCTATCCATAGTGGCAAACAGCCAAATATGGGCAAGCAAAACAAAGTATCGGATTTGCGACAAGCGGAAGACTTTTTCCGCTGAACTTAAAAAATAAAAAAGCTGAGAAACGGGGATCGTGGTGATCCCCGTTTTTTTGTTAAATATTATTATGCAATCGTTTTCAGAATTTTTTGAATCAAAATTAAAAAAACCATTATTGGAATATCGTCATAAAGATGCGTTCGGTGGTATAAAGCAGAGTATTCATCCCGATAACAAAAAAGGTTCAAATTTGACCATAGACCCTCTTTCAAGAAAAATACCGTGGGTTAAGGGTCCATATAAAAAAGAAAGAAAACATGGTGAAACGCTAATAGGTGACGAATTAACGAGGGAACTAGGATCATTGAATGGTGTAGAATTCGAAGACGGTAAAGAAATAAAAAGAAAAAATTCTAATCAAATTTTAAAATTATTTATTAATGCACATGGTCAACCATGTGGTAGAATTGTTGAAATAAAACAGGAGGTGAACAATTAATTTATGGGCTGTCCTACAATACCTTTGTCCTGTCTCACACCAGAAAACATTTTTGCTGGCGTTTATCGTCCTAATTGTGGAGGATTTGCTGATCCATCCAACTTTCAAGCTGAAAGAGTTATATTTAGCAGTGGATTTGGTGAACTTATAAACAATTATGGTGTCGAAGTTGGTTATATGGCTAATACATTTGAACCAAGTGAAATGAATGCTATATACGGTGAACACAGCACGATGTATTGGTTGAGTGCTGTTGATATCAAAGCTTATGTGATGATGGAAAATGGTTCGCCTATTTATGGTATAGCGGGAATGGATTCGCCCGATACCGTAACATTGTATATTTATATAAAAGATTTCACGGAAAAATTTAAAAATTTTGCGTATTTCCAGAATCATCCAGTTGAACCAAAATCACAAGACAAAATTATTCTTTATCCATTTGGATGTGACAGACCCAATGGTAGAAGTGCTAAAATATTTGAAGTTACTGAAGCTTTGGACGAAGATCAATCCGAATTAAACCCTGCAATGGGTCACTATGTGTGGAGAATCAAAGGTGTTCGCAGTGAATTCAATTCTACCACCAACGAACCACGAGAAGCATTTAACCAACAAATTGCTGATAACTCTTATTTCGGTAAATTATCATCAGTATTGTTCCCACAATTATCAGCTGATATCGATGACAACAAGATATATGCAGATGATGCGGACACCACTGTTCAGCAAGAGATATTTCCCCCAACAACTGCTAATAATAGCAGTGTTTATGGGAACTATTTCTAAATATTAATTATGGCAGCGAAAGTTAAAAATAAATCATACATGGGTAATATAAACTTACCCAGTGCAAACTCATCTTTCGAGTATACACCAGAAATGGTGGTGGAAATTGAAAAATGTAAGACCGATATTATTCACTTTGCTTCAAATTATTTTTATATTATTGACCCCGACAGTGATGTTGGTAAAGTATGTATCAATTTATACGATTTCCAAAAAAGAGTATTAGCTGGTATATTTGAACATCGTTTCAATTGTCTACTCTCCCCCAGACAGGCTAGTAAGTCCACTTTGATGACCATCGCTGCTCTTCACGAAGCGTGTTTCAAACCATATAAAAGCATTATTATCGTTGCTAACAAAGAAGCAACAGCTATTGAAATCTTTAGAAGGGTTCGTTTGGCATATGAAGAGCTACCAAACTGGTTAAAACCTGGAGTTGAGGAATACGGTAAGACGGGATGTGTATTTGATAATGGTAGTCGAATCAGTATTTCTACTACAACTGGTAGCGCGATTCGAGGAACATCGCTCAACATGTTGATTATTGACGAGTTAGCGTTCTTGGAAGAACACGTTGTTGATGAGTTCTGGAAATCGGTTTATCCTACCATTTCCAGATCCAGAACTTCTAAAATTATCGTAGCATCCACTCCAAATGGCGTTGGTAATCTGTTTCACAAAATATATGTTGGGGCAGAACGTGGTGAAAACGGGTTCAATCCTTTACGTATTGAATGGGATGAAATTCCGGGTCGTGATGAAGCATGGAAAGCCCAACAGATCAAGGCATTAGGCTCATATGAAGCGTTTCAACAAGAATTCGGTAACATGTTCTTGGATAATAGCCAACAATCGATTGATGAAGAGTTATTTGAGAGATTGAAGCAAGAATGTTGCCAACCTTTACACATTTTTAAAGATGGTGCATATAAAGTTTGGGAAGAATATGATTCTGAAAAAATATATGCTATTGGCGGTGACGTTTCGGAAGGTGTTGGTCTAGATGCTTCGGTTTTAGAGATATTAGATATTACAAATCCTAAAGAAATAATCCAAGTGGGTGAATATTATAATAATAAAATAGGACCATCTGAATTTACCAATGTGATCGCTGAAATTTGTGCTCATTGGGGGAATCCCCTGCTTTTAATCGAGAGAAACAACCAAGGATCTGGAGTTTGTGATCGTTTATCCAACGAATTCATGTATCAAAACTTGGTTTCTTGGGGAGCCAAAGAAGCGCATAAAAATAAACAAAATGGTATGATATCTCATATCAATACGAAATATAAAGCAGTGTTGAATATGCGATATTTCGTCAATGAAAACAAATCTGTTTATTTTAGATCTCTCGAATGTCTGAAAGAATTTAAATGCTTCATTCGCTATCCAAATGGATCGTGGAAAGCTAAGTCTGGTGAACATGATGACAGAGTCATGGCGACCGTATGGGCTTTGATGGCATTATATAATGATATAGCAGAGATATATTTTGATATTAAAGAATTGGATGACTGTGATAAACCTCTGAAAATAGAACCTTTTGACATGGGTTCTTATATCAATAGAAGCCGCACTTCTATTTACAACAATGAAGAAGTTGAAAGAATAGAATCATCGAATTTAACACCCGTGTTGTTTGGTGGTTTTGGTAGCGAAATGATGAATGATTTAGCAGAACTAGAAGCTGCGGGATGGGTGATACCAGAAGAAGTCTTATACGCTGGTAAAGAACAAAATACGTCCTATGAACAATGGGATACTATTAACAAATATTTCAGTTAAATATTCATATGCCAACAGACGTGCGCCAAAGTTTTCTTAATAAAACAAGAAAAGATAAATTTCTTTTAGTTTTCGATATTCCTCCTATCTTGAAAACGATACAAAGAAATTACACTAGAAATGACGACACTATTATACCCGATAGCATTCAATTTAGTGTGTTCGGGACGATGGTTCCTAATGTTACAGTAAAAGGCATCCCTGTTCGCTATGTGGGTGATACACTTTACATTTCATCACATAGTAAAGAACCATATCCACCAGTTAATGTGAAATTTATAGTCGATAGTGGTTATAATAATTATTGGATGATCTACCAATGGTTGAATTTACTACATGACCAAAAAACAGGTCAATATAATTCTAAAGGATTACCAAATAATTGCAGCTTTACTGATTATCAAACTGATATATCCTTGTATGGATTAGATGAATATGATAATAAAGTCATAGAATTCAAATATACCAAATGTTTTCCTACTAGTTTAGATGAATTATCATTCGATGCCAAGGCTACTGGAGACATGGAGTTGGAATCGGGATTTACGTTCTTATTTTCGCAAATGCATATAAAATTGCTAGGGTGTGACAGAACATATGAAACTTTAAATTGATAAAAAAATATTGATTTGCACTAAATAATTGTATGCAAAGAACTATAAATAGCCCCGGCGTAGAAATTTTTGAAAGAGACCGTAGTCTTGTTATCCCAACAAATGTAGGCACTAACGTTTTTATTGCTGGTTTCGCACCACAAGGACCAACTGATGAGGTAATTAAAATCACCACGAGAGATGAACTGGAAACATATTATGGTATTCCTACCAACAGTTCTGAGAGATATTTCTATCATTCTGTCAGAGAATTGCTGAATTCTCCTGCTAGTATCTATACTTTTAGACTTCCTTATGGTGAAGGTGCTGGTGCTGGTTTCAATGATACACACACGGCTTTGGTTTATCCTGTTGTTGCAGCAACCCCAACCTCCCTCACGACCACTAGAAACTTGGATTTATCCGCTGGAACTTACTTTTTGGGTGCTCCATATCAAATTGAATTAACTCCTACAGAATTTATTCAATTACAAGAAGGTTCTTTGTTTGATTGGTCTTCTACTGCTACAACCATTTCCTCTTTCCAAGGTAGTAAGCAAAATGCTTTAACCGCTCTTGGTGGAGCAGGTCTTATCGTTCTTGATAAAGCTCAAACTACTATTAATAGCCAATTTGAAGGTTATTATGTTGCAATTGCTGATAACCTCAACAATAACCCCGCATCTGATTTCGATGCTATCACAAAAGCTTATACTACAAGCCTTACTGCCGATGTTATTGGTGGAAATAGCTATACAACGATTCCACAAGGAACTTTACAATTCAATCTTTCCGCAGCGAGTAATGGTGCTTATAATAGCATTTCTCAAATCATGGAAAATCTTACCGATTACAACATTGATGGTCGTGAAGATGACGATGTTTTGAGTGTTGGAGTTTTCAAATTGCGTAAGAGCACCAATGCCACCGATACTTTCCGATTGGATTACGTCCTTGATCAGGGAATTGTTGGTTCTATTGACACGTTTAGACGACAACTGAATCCATTGGGCGGTCCTTCTACTCCGTTCTTCTTGGAAGCTCTTGATAGTAATTCCAGAAACGTTGAACTTCTTGTCAATCCATTTATTTCGAACAAATTCACCAATTCTTCGGTTGATTCATCGGGTAATCCTTTGAAAAAAATCAGAGTGGTCACTGACAGCATGTTGGCTACATCTTATGCTAGTATTTCGTCTGCGCTTGGCACTACACAAAATGTGTTGTCTACTCTAAATGCTTCTGTCAGCACCGCTAATGCACTGTATCCATTAGGTTCTTATAATCCAGTGATTATCACGCAAAAAATTATTGGTAATCTGCCTGTAAAAATCGACCGTGCTTTAGAATCGGTAAGAAACGATGAAGTTTACGATATTGATGTTGTGGTAGAAGCTGGTCTAGGAACCGTTTATACTATGACCGAAGCTGCTGGTGTCAAATATTACGATGATACTTTATATACTGCTGGTCTGAGAGCAAAAGTTGATGAGCTTAGAACATCAACCGATTTAACCAACAAACCAAATGCTACAGCTATTCGTTCTAATTACAGATCGGTATTCAGCGTATTTGATAATTTCTGCAATCCACCTTCTAAATCTGGTGGTCGTGGTGACTGCGTATTCATCGCTGATCCTATTCGTCATCTATTGGTAACAGGTAGAAACAATAAAGTGTTGTCAGACAAATCCAAAACCTTCCAAGTGGATGTTTATTGGGCTATGAGACATCAATTCGAATTGGAAAACACTTCGTATTCAGGTGCTTATGGTAACTGGGTTCAAAATTTTGATGAGTTTACTGGCGAATTGGTATGGATACCGTTC